GCCCGATGTACATACAAAAGCCGGCGCTTTTCGCACCGGCCTTGCCTTTGGCTTTTACCATGCAAATGCCTCCCTGTTGACACTGGGGATTTTCCAGACCGACACCAGCTCCGCGCAGAAGTACGGCGCGGTGTTGTCGGTGTAGTAGAGTGTGGACAGCTTCTGCGAAAGATCCAGCGCAAACTGCTTGGCAATTACGCCGTGCATCAGAAGCTCTTGACGGAAATGCTCGACCGTCGTAAGCAGCCGCAGCGCACCTTCCTGATCGTCTTCACCGTACACGCAGAAAAGAGAGCGAACCTCAACGCTGCTGTCCGTCGGCTCGCCGGGCTTCTGCTCATCTTCACCGGTGACGATCTGATGCAGAATGTACGGCGCTTTCGAGGTCGCGGATTTGACGTCGGGCAGACGCTGTCGATAGACCAGCGGTGGACGTTCGGCAGGTTCTTCCTCATCGCCCTTTTGCCGCCGCACAGGCAGGAGCGTTTCGCGCATGACCTCATTCGTGAAGCTCGTAAGTGCGTCCAGTAAATTCAGTCGTGTCAAAATTTAACCTCCCCATCCTGCAAGGATTCTGTTCACTTCATGTTCCAATCGTTCATCCATTTTCGCCATCGTCTTTTCGGCGAGGCTTTCCTGGACATCTTCGTTGCCGAGCATCTGCGGAACAGACGAACCCATGATTTCCTTGATCTCCGCGTCGCCGGTTGCTGTCTTGCCGCCGGTTCGCTCGAAAATGCCGATATGTCCGGATTTCATCTGCGCGACGAATGCGCGGGAGAACGTAGTCGGCGAAGTCGAAACAAGTTGATGACCTGCGGCTGCAATGCCCGGATGAACTGGGCGAAGATTGCCATTGACGATTGCCATGATGGTCTTATCAGGATTGACGGTCGGTGTCTTCGGAGCCGAACCGCCATAGCGCCAGAGCGGAATTTTGTTGCCGCGGAATGAAACACGCGCTTCAATTCCGTTGAAGTAACGGTAATTGACTCGAATATTCTGCTCGGCACGGATGTTTTTTCGCGTGATGTCGTACCGCTGCCGGATTTCTTTCGTGCTTTGCGTTCGCAGAAACGACACAGCACGTTTCGTCGCGGATTTCAGCGCGCGCTCCATGCCGCCTGGCACATCAGCGAGCATCTGCTCTGCATTCTGGAATTTCTCGGCGCCGATGAACTCAACATAGAAGCTGCTCATTCGTTGAACGCCTCCAATTCCACGCGAAGCAGACCGAGTTCACAGACCGACGAGGCAACGTAGAAGCGTCGGAAGAAGGTAGCGTCATCGGGATCGCTGATCTCCATGCGCGTCCCTTTCTCCGGTTGGTTGCCGCCGAGATCCTGAATCCTGCAATGCAGCACGGACGAAACGAGGAAAAGCCCCTGAATATGATCGCTCATAAGCTGGCGGCGGTCTTTCTCTTTCAGACCGGACAGCACGACCGGAATGCCGGCGTGATCCTCACCGTCGTAGGTCACGCCGTCGTAGACCACGATCCGCTTCTCCGCAAACTCGTCAAGATTCATAAAGGTCCGCGCGTTATCACGCGCGACCATGTCCTTGAATTTGCTCATACCACCGGCGCGTCGGCGCTCAGATCAGGAAGATCGTCCTCGCCGACTTCCTCGCCCGGCTCGACGGGTACGGCAGTGATTGCCGCAATCAGATCATCTTTCCTGCGGAGCTTTGCCGTTTCAATGCCAAGCCCGGCGGCAAGCTCTTTGAGCTGCGCCACCGTCATTTCCTGCAACTGCTCCGCGTCAAGATGGGCCTCTGCGTCGCTCTCTGCGCCGTTTTCTTCGCTGGGCATATCGGCGCAGGGGTCATCGCCGCTTTCGGTCGTGCTGCCGCTTGCAACAGGCACTTCGTCTACTTCGTGGACGATCTTAGCGATGCCGAGCGCGACGAGGCGCTTTGCTTCGGCTTCATCTACCTCGCAGATGCCGCCGCGCTCAACGAGCTTCGGCATGGCGTCTTTGGTCTTACGACAGCCGTAGGAACCGCTGATAATTTCAACTTTCATGCCGTACTCCTTTCGCCGCCCGATCAGGACACGACGTTTGCCGCGTAGATATACGGGCAATCGTCTTTCGGTGCAGCCAGCGGGCGGGTAGCAAGGCGCAGTTTGCGCTTATCGCCGGGCTGGTCAAGAACAAACTTCGGCACGCGCTTTGCAACGTAGGTGGTAAAGTCGGTCGAGCCGTAGTCGATCTGCGTGATCTGACCATACATCATGTGACCACAGCCGGGAGCCGTTACCATCGCAGAAGTCGCGGGGAAATACTTCTGCTCCGTGCCGCTGTCATCGACATAGGTTTCATCGACGCAGATCACATTAAGCCGGAAACCGCCGAAGTTCAGCGTACCCATGTAGACAACGCCGTCATAAGCGCTGAGCTGCTGATCGATCGTGCCGATGATGATGCCGCTGTTGCGGTCAAGCAGGGTCTTGACGTCGTCGAGAGAGAGGATTGCGTCGGCAACATCAGAACCGATCACAAGGTCGGCTGCATGCAGACCGCGCTTGGAAAGCTTGCGGCACATGTTCTTCACATCGCCAAAGAACGCTGTGCCCTTTTCGCCGCTTGCATTCCATTTGGTGCTGACAGTGTAGGTGTGGTCGCTTGTCGTTTTGTAAAACTGCACATGCAGCTTTTCGCCCTCGGTCTTATCATCGATATAGGACTGCATCGTGCAGGCGTTGTTAATCATGGTCTGCACTGCCATCCATTCTTCACGGCGGATGATTCGGCGTTCCATGTCCGCAAGATCGTCACGCTGCAGACGGGCGGCGCGCTGCGCCGGGGTGCTGTTGGCGTAGATCGCTTCACCGAAGCCACGCTTACGCAGATCGTCCATCGTCAGCAGACGCGACGGCGCGATAAATGCGGGCTGGAGCTCGCGGATTTCGTAGCCCTGGCGCTCCATCGGAATATCGCCAGCGCGGGAAGACACAAACGCTGCCATCTTGCGGTCACCCTTGCGGTACTCGGTCAGCACCTTATCGGACGCGAAGATGTCGCCTTCACCCGTCGGGAAGTAGCGATCCTTGAAGAACGTCTGCCGGGGAACGATTTCCTCGACAATTGCCATCAGGATATAGGTATCAAAGAAATTCAGTTCTGCACTCATGGGATTCCCTCCTTAGTTGGCAGCGGCGGCGTCTTTGAAGACGATGCCGCGCATACGCAGATTGTCTTTGTCGGTTTCGGTGATGCTGTAGCTGGCAGCGACGCTCACCTTATCGGGGTCGAAGCAGCCGGCCGTGTAGACCGCAACTTTTTCGTCGGCGTCGGTGCCAACGGTAACATCGTCGCAGAGTACGCAATCCGGCGTCAGCGTTTCGTTGGTTGCGGCGGTGGAACCGAGAACCACCAGCTTACCATCGCCGGCCGTACCGTAGGATTTTGCGAGAATCGTGCCACGTTTGAGCGTGACCGCAGACGTGGTCTGCTTGCGAATGGTACCGCCTCGTACCTGAACGGCAGGCACGACATCCGTAAACAGACCGTCAAAGTCCATTTCGCCGAGAGTTTTACTCAGATTAGTCATAGCTTAATCCTCCTTCTTTTTGCCGAGCAGAGCGGCGACATTGGCTCTTGCAGCCGCCATCCGTGCTTCTGGCGTCTTGTCCTTCTCGTCGGTTTCTTCTTCCCCATCGGGAGGCGGAGTAGCGCCGACATCCTCTGCTCCGGATTCATCGGCATCGCCCTTGAGGTCGGAAAGGAATTTCTTGCCCTGTTTGGCAGCGGCTTTCGCCGCATCCATCAGCAATTCAGAAGCAGTGCGAGGCTTATCGCCGTACTTTGCCTCCTGCACAGCTGCATCGTCGAGCAGACTTGCAATCTCGTCAATGCTCTTCATCCGCTCACGCTCAGCCTGAACCGCTGCATTCACCGCATCGGTGTGGTCGACAGCAGCTCTAGCAGCAGCCTCCGCCCGAGCGATTTCGTCCGGGTATTCTGCCCGGAGTTCTTCCAGTGTCATAGAGTTTCCTCCTTCTTTGCCGGGATTCTCCGGCTTGTTTTTATTCGCCTCAACCGGGGCTGCTGCCTCGGAATCGACCGTAGGAATGCTGTCCGGGGCGAACATGCCCGGCGCGAGGTGGAATTGCTTGCCCCGCACAAACAGGCTCCGCCCGTCTGCACTGGCAGCGATGTTGGTGGGTTCGGCATCTTCAATCAGTTCATCCGCAAATCCCTTTTCAATGGCTTCGCGTCCTGTCATGTAGGTCGTGTCTGCCATCATGTGCATGATGACCGTTTCAGAAAGCCCAGTTTTGCGCTTGTAGACCTCGGACTGCATCTTATCCCATGCGTCCTGCTGCGTTGCCTGTTCTCTCAGTTCGTCGGCGTTGTAGCCGCCCAAGAGGAACTGCCAGCACTTGTGAATCATGATGATGCTGGACGGGTTGACCTTGACTGTGTCGCAAGCGCACATGATGATGCTGCCGCCAGACATGGCGACGCCATCTACAATGCAGGTGAGCTTTGCACCGCTCCGTGAAAGCTCCCGCAGACGGTTATGAATCATATTCGATGCTCCAGCGTCGCCGCCGTAGCTGTTCATGCGGATCGTGATGTTCTTACACGACGAAATCTGCTTGAGATCGTCCAAAAACTCACTGAGCAGGATATACTGCCCTTCGATGGGTTCACCCCACCAGTTTGTCGGCTGCTGCTCGTAAATGTCGCCATACATGGTGATCTCGACCGAGCTGCCGGCTTCATCCGTAGTCGCCATGGTGTAGACCTTTTTGCTGATCGAAACAGCCGGCGCTTTTTTCGCTTTCATACCCGATTCCTCCTTCATTCTTCGCCGCCTGCTGGCAGTGCTTTTTCTGCCGCGGGCTGCGCATTCCCGCTCACCGCGAGAAGCTCATTTTCGCGCGCAAGCTGATCGACGTTTTCCTCCCAGTCGCCGCCAGACATTTCGCGCGTGACCTGATCGTGCGTCTTAATTGCGTGATCGGTCAGCATCAGGGCAGCTTCGGCTTCTTTTTTCGGGTCGAGAGAGCCCTGCACAGGACCAATCCAGCGAGCGCCGCACCACGCTTCGCGGACAAGCGGATCTGTGTAAAAGCCCGGTGCTTTAATGCGCCCAAGTGCTACGGCTTCTGCCAGAAATAGCTCGTAGATTGGCTGGCAGAAATCGTTGACGAACCAAGCTCGGCGCATTTTAAACGCCTCCCATGCTTCGAGCAATGCGCCGCGGCTGGCAGAATAGGAACTGTTGAACTCTTTGATGAGTACGTCATACGGCAGCTCCAGTGCCGAGCCAACCAGACGGCAGACGGTCTTCACGAACGTCTCAAAGCCAGCTGTCGGAATGTTCGGATTGCCGAAATTAACCTTTTCTCCGGGAGCAAGATGTGTCACTGTGCCAGGTCCCATCTCATATTCATTTGGGTCATCAGAAAGATTGCTCGCGCTGTAACCGTCGGGGTTTCCGGTCGGAACGCCCGCGATATCGCCCGCGCCGACCTCGTTGAACGGTGTGCCGGATTGATCGGTTTCCGTTTCAATCCACGCTGTAAAGAAGCTCTGCACCAGCGCCGCCATCAGCTCCGATTCCGTATAGCGGCGGAGCTGCAGCAGCGGCTCAATCACCTGCGCCAGATAGGGAACACCGCGATACTGGTCCGGGCGTTCGGAATCCATGATGTGCAGAATATTCGGAAGTCCTGTGCGAGCGCCATAAGCGGTAACGCGCGTCCATTTCTGCTTTTCGGTCGTGATCTGGCGCGGGTAAGTGTTGCTGATGTAATAGGCGACAACGCAACCATTGGCGTCAACTTCCACGCCATCGAAAACGCGGTTTCCCGCGCCCGGTTTATCGTCCGGAACAACGGCATCGGTAAAACCGCCAGCGGCATAGCCGCCGCTGAAATCAGACGGCGTGGAGATTCTGTCTGCTTCGATGATGTGCAGTCGCATTGTGTACGGATTCAGCGTAGAAGCCGGATACCGCTTGATGAGTACAAAAACATCGCCGGACATGAGCCATGACTTGAGAGCAAGCTGCTGCAGGGCTTCAAAATTATTAAGTCCCAGCGCGTCGCAGTTCTGCTTTTTGCCGCTCCAGAGCCGGAACTCCATTTCGGCTTTGTGCTGCCATTGCTTTGCGGCTTCTGGCGCCAGACTGAGAAGGTCGCGGTCAACGGTCGATTTCAGGCTCAAGCCCGTACCAACGACCTTTGTTCGATTGGTGTTGATAGCGCTCGTTGCCACCGGAGACGCCATGTAGAGCATCCTCGATCGCTGGCGCAGTGTGGCATTGTTGCGGTTAATATCTTCGCTGGGCGAACCGCTGTCTGGGGTAAACCCCTTGAGCGCACGCCGGGTAACGCTCGCGCCAGCTTCGCTATACCCCTTGGCATACGGCGCGGCGCTCTGGCGATGGTTTTTTTTGCTCAATGCTTTCGCCTCCTGTGAGTGATAATAAACACAGCAGGAACGCACGATTCCGCATTCCTGCTGTGTCGGTATTGCACGCATGCGTTTCTTGTGAAAAAGCGCACGAAAGGTTTGATTATAACCGCGCTGCCCGGCGGCGAAAGGAGCAAACTCCGCCGGGCAGCGCGGTGCAAAAGCCCTTTCAGGCAAATTGCTGTATTTATCATTTTCGTGACCTCACGAAAAGGTCACCAATCGCGGGGGATGACGCCGAACGCCTTGCGGCGCTTGCTGCCGTTCAGCTCCGAGGTCAGTTGATCGATCTCGTTCTCCATCTGCTTAATTTCCTCAGACAGCGCCGGGAGATCAAAACGGGTGAGCTGCCGGTCATCGATCATGTAGGATTTCACGCCGCCGTCAACCAGCGCCGTGTATGCGTCGTAGAGCTTTTCCAGCGACTTTTCGCGGAATGCCAGCCGCTTCTCAATGATGATTCTGCTTGCCATAAAAACGCTCCTTACCAATCGTCGTAGTATTTCTGCCTGCTGCGCTGCGCTGTCTGCGGCTTCGGCGGTGCGATGCTCGCCGAGGGCGAAGCGGGAATGCGGGCGCCGGAGGCAGCCTTGATTTGACGGTCGATTTCATCAAGATTCTTTGGTAAAGCCTTGAATGCAGCCATCGCGTAGTTCCGGCAGTCCAATGCCTCGTTTCGCTCGTGACCGGGAATCTTTTTCCACTGCCACGGCTGTTTTTTGTTCGGGTCGTAGACCTTCGTTTCGGACAGCAGACCTGCAAAATAGGCGCTACCGTAATCGTCACGTTTCGGGAAGTGGCAGTACCGCTGCCCGGGCGTCTGTACGCGCAGATTGTCCATAATGATCTCCTTACCGGAGTCGACACCGAGCTGATATTGCCAGCAAGTGCCGACCGCAATCTGATTGACGATGATTTTCTGCTTTTTAGGCGGTGAAATATAGGGCTTATCCTGTCCGGGCATGCCTTTGATGCAGAATACCTTCTTGCCGATTCTGGCGCGGCATTGCAGACGAACGCTCTGCGTGAAGTGACCGCCTTCATCAACGAAGGACATAGAAACACGCAAACCGACGCCGTTTTCAAAGTGAAAAATACGGTCAAATACAACCTCGTCGAGCTTACCCCATGTGGCTTCATCGTCCGGTCTTCCCATGACAATTCCTTTTTCGATGCCCCATGTTTCGCCGAAGTGACCGTGACCGACGATTTCATATTCCAGTCGGTCATCCTGAGTATCGACGCCAGCAGTCAAAACGAGTACGCCTTGCGGAAGTTCGACCGGTTCATCGTGTTCGTTCTTTCCGTAGTCCTCACGGCGTGCAAGCAGGGAATCTTCGTCCTCAATATCGCCGCGATCTTCCCATGGCTCACCAAAGCAGGTGTTGTAAACGACCTGCATCTTTTTTGTGCTACCGAGCGCGCTGAGGTATTTCAGGACAATAGATTCCCACGATGCCCACTGGCTGACAAAAGCATTCAGCCAGAAAGAGCGTGTGCCTTGACTATAGGCTTCTGGATTCTCGGCAATCCATTTCGCAGGCGCGCGCTTCATCTCTGCTTCGGTGGAAATGCAGCCACAGCCAGGGCAGGTGTAGTACACCGTCTTCACTTTGAAGGTCTTTTTGTGGGAGACGATGTTCTCGTCATGCTCAAAGCGAATATCCGACCAGCGAATTTCATGGTACTCGCCACAATGCGGGCATTTGGAATTCCACCGCTCCATCGTGCCTGTGTAGTAGGCTGCTTCAATGGCACTGGCATTCTTGATCGTCGTGGTCGACACCTCGACGGCTTTGGCATTATAGAACGTGGTCTGACGTGCCATCGCCAGATCCCACGGGTCTCCCTCATTGCCGGCGCTTGTTGCCCAGCGGTCGCGTTCGTCGCCGAACACATAGCGGATAGGCTTTGACGCCAGCGCGTGTGCCTCGGTCGAGCCGCACATCGTAAGGATGCCGCCCGGATAGGCTTTTTGGAGAATCGTATTGTGAGAGTCACGGCTTTTCGGCGCTGCGATCTTCTGCTTCAGAGCCGGGCTGTCACGCAGCATCGGCGCAATACGGAGCTTGGAATACTCCTGCGCGTCAATGGTGGTAGGATGGACAAACAGGATAGAGCCGGGGTCTTCGTCGATGATATAGCCGATGCAATTGTTCAGAAATTCGGATTTGCCAACCTGCGACGCAGCTACCATGACGATGTGCCGCACCTTTGGATCTGTGAAAGCGTCCATCGGCTCGCGCAGGTACGGTGTGCGCTCCGTGCGCCACGGACCCGGCTCGGCTGCACTCTCAGCGGAAAGACGGCGCTTGGCTTCTGCCCATTGGGTGACTGTAAGATCATCTGGCGGCGTCATGCCAGACAGCGCCTTGCGCATGGCTTTGTTCAGACGCGCGGCACCGCGCCGCTTGGCTTGGCGTTCGGCTTCGGCTTTTTTCAGCGCATCGGTCGTTGCCTCATTCTTCGTCATAGCTGCGCCCCGCATTGCTCCAGTCGCGCCGCTCGTTTACTTTCTCAGCGTATTTCTCAGGGTCGTAGTGATACGCTGCCAACTCCCGCATGACCTTGTGGACTTCCTTGCGGATGATCTCGGCGGCTTCGGCAGGGCTTTGCGCGGCGGTGACATCAACCGACAACCGTCCCGGGAGCGACAGCAGCGCGCCGCGAATGGTGTAAATCAGATCTTCCGTGAAGCCTTCTACATCTTCCGAGCGGTGCAGCTTGCCTTTCAGTTCTTCGACCTCCATCTTCGCAAGTTGGGCTTTTGAGAGCTTCAACTGCGCTTCGGACTGCCGTTTCGCTGTTTCCAGCTTTTGCTCGGCTTCGCTGATCTGCGGCTTGGAAAGGAAGTTGATATATCGCTGAACCGCGTCGCCGAGCTGGAAGTATCCGCGCCGCACCGGAACAATTGTTCCGTCCTGCGCCATCTGCTGCACACGCCGCGCCGTCACGCCGAGGATTGCAGCAAGCTCGGTCGTATTGACTTCTGCTTCGGCATCGATTTTGATTTTCGTTTCAGCCATATAGCAAACTCCTTTCGTATTTTCGATGGGGCTCAGCGGAATTCCACCGCGGCACCCGCGCTGCACGGGCGTGACCCTTACCCCAATGTGGTCATATAGAACACTAGGAGGTCGGCGCAGTATGCCTCACCTGCGCCGTGGTATGAAAAA